ATACCTCCATGTAGTCCGCTTTGACTGTGCTGGCGCTGATATAGTTGGCTTCCACGTTGCTTAGACGGGCTGATACGGCTGACAGATCAGATGTAGTCACATGATCCGCTTCCAACGATCCCACGCGGCCGCTCACCGCATTCAGAGAGTCAATGGTTGCCTTGGTGGCAATCAGATTATTCAGTTCCAGCTTGGTCACATTCAGCGTCTCGATTGTTGCATACTTACTGACCAATTCATCCGCATTTACCACGCCGACTAGA